ATCTAACACAATCACTAAAGTAATCAAAAAGCTTAAAGTAATCTACAAGAGGATCCTGGACAACTACCTTGAAAATAGTGACTATTAATATTTATTCTAAAAAGTCATGGAACTTGATAAGGAAATATTCAAAGGGAAAACCATTGCTGACCTTGTAGAAGAGGTATATAATAAGCATAAGAATCAAGACGGTACAATCAAACAGGAGATCATGAGGCTTGCAGATATGATTGAAACTCCTGGTGATGCTATTGTAATTGTGCCGCTTCTTAAAGGCTTTATGGATTCTAGCCTAAAGAACGATGAGGTCCTTATGAAGCTACTCACTTTATTCCAAAAGGCATCTGAGAATAAGAAGGGAGCTGATGCTGAGGACAACGGCATCTTGACTGAAAAAGATATAGAACAGTTGTTTGCTGATGTTACGGTAGCCAAGATTAAAGAACCTAAACAACTTCCTCAAGCTTAACTTATATGTTTAGTCCTGAATTGATAGGTGGAGCGGGTAGAAACTCTGGTTACTATTTTCAAATAGGAAGAGTAACTTCAATAGTTTTAGGTCCTTTTAAAGGAAATACTAAAGAAAGAGATCCTGACTACAGGTCTCCTAATGACATAGGAAAAATAAGGTTTGAATTAAAATATTCTCCTCTTTCAACTTCTAGATCTAGAGAAGTTTCTGAACCTGCCTATCCTATGTCTGCATTTATAAAACAGTATCCCGTAGTAAATGAGAACGTTTTAATAATAGTTGGCCCTTCTAGAAAGTTAAACGACGGAGCAGACAAACAAGAATACTTTTATTTTCCTCCTTATGCTTTATGGAGAAATCCTAATCATAATGCTTTTCCTAATATGGATGAATATGCTGATTTTCTTAATCACACTGTAAATAGGCCAGGATATTCAGGAAATGCTGTATCGGGGTCTCTTCCTTTAGGTTACACTTTCCAAGAAAATAAAAATGTAAAAAATTTAAGACCTTTTGAAGGAGATATTATTTTACAATCAAGATTCGGCCAGTCTATAAGATTTGGAAGTACAGTTCCTGTTATGAAGGACTTTAATACGTGGTCTCAATCAGGAAATAATGGAAGTCCAATAACAATAATATCTAATAATCAAGGAGCTAGAAAAACTTTAACTCCTTTTGATCCTACAGTTGAAGATATAAATAGAGACGGCTCAGCTATATGGATGACTTCTACACAGCAAGTAAATTTACAGGATATAAATACTTTTCCCCTTAATTCTTTTGGAGGCGGAATAAATCCAATAGTACAAGATGTAGTTAAACTTCAGCAACTTCCTGTTTCTGATGAAGTTATTTCTGCCCAATTTCAAGATGAAAATAGCAATAAATAATGTTTAAACCAGTTTTTCCATATTTAGGTAATCAATTAATTCTAACATCGGATAGAGTAACTCTCCATTCTAAAACTGATGCTATATTTTTATTCGGTAAACAGGCTGTTTCACTATCATCAACAAAGACTATTAACCTTGATGCAATCGAAAGAATAAAATTATACTCTCCTATTATAGAACTTGGGCCTAATGCAAAAGATGAAGGACAGCCTGTTTTATTAGGTAGAACTTTTAATAGGCAACTACTTACTCTTCTTGAAGAATTGGCAGCGGCAGGTACATTATTAGCACAGGCTTCTGAATCTGACTTGGGCGCAACTATGCAATATATAGCTTCATCCGGCAAAAAAATAAATTTAGAAGCTACTAGGCTTGGAGATGTTATAAGAGATCCTAATTCTATAACTCTTTCTAAAAATACATTCACTAGATAATGGCAAATTTTGTAAATTTAGGGAATGATAAACTTAATATCAATACGAGTACAGCCAAAGGGTTAGAAAAAGTTATTGGTATAATAGCTACTTTTATAATTAATGCTCAAAGTAGTATTGGTAAAATTTTTTATGGTAAGTTCAAATTACAAAATGATCCTAATGCTAATAAAATACAAAAAGCGTTAGATAGAGGGTTAACTAATATATTAGGAGACTTAGTTGGTATTAATTACTGTCAAATTGTAGAATATCTAACTAGTCAAATACCTGGAGGGAAACCTTTTGATCCTAATAATAAACCCCCATCTGATGAACCTTTAGCTAGATCTAAGTGGGCAATTCAATATGCCGCTTTTACAGTACAAAAAATAATAGATACATTTTATTCACAATATGGTAATGTAAATACTCCTGAAAGTAGACTGGGTTTATATACACTAATACAAGAAGTAAATAATATATTCTCTACTGTTTTAGGCCCGGAAGATGGTCTCAATGATCCAGAAATTACTTCAGTTTTTCCTCAAACCTCAGTTATAACAAACTTTCTTCAAGATGTATTAAATAAATTTAATCAGTATCAAAGTGTAAATGATATCAATCAAGATGAACTCCAAAAGCTTTTAAGAATTGTAGAAAAAGTAAAAGCAACTTGCCAAGCTATAATTGCTCTTAATTCACCTGCGGATATATTAAACCTCGCAAATAATTTGTCTGGAGGTGCTGTTCAGGAACAATTAGCTTCATTAAATAAAATTATAGACGTTCCTAGATTTTTACCTTTAGTTAGACAAATAATTAGAACAGCAAACAATATAAATAGTGTAGGAAGAAAACTTATAGGATATATAAATTTCGGTAGAGTTATAATTAAAATATGTATTGCACTAATAAAAATATACAATTCAATAAAAGCTTTTTTCTTAGCTTTACCTATTCCAAGCGTGACAACTACTGTTGGTGTTTCGACAAAGTTTAGCGACATATATCAATCTCAATTAAAAGAACAGGGTGAAAAAAAGTTTATTAAAAGATTAAATCAAATAAACGCCGTTCTTAATTTAATGGCTATCTGTGTAACAAGCATTTTAGCTGGAATAGATGATATAATAGGTAAATTAAATATACTTAGACTCAATTTAGAATCTTGTAGTCCTGATATAGCTGAGGAAATAAAACAGACAGTTTCAAATTTAGAATCTACAAGATCAGAACTAAAAAGCTTTTTAGACGGATATAACTCAACAGGAGAAAAAATTAATAGGCAATTTGGAGAATATACTATAGAAATAGTTACGGAACAATTGGCAGACGAAGGTGTTTCTATAAAAAGAAGATTTGGAATAGCTAGAAATTCTAGTGGATACATATCTGTTCAATCAACTCCAACTTTTGCATCTCTTGATTTGATTATAATAAATGAGGTTAAAACGCTACTTATTTCAAAAGGTTTAGTTAGTTTTAATTTAAGTTCTATATCTTCTGAAGACTCTTTAACTGTATTAGAATCTCTTAGATTTTTAGGAAACGAGGATTTAAGTCTAGATAGTGTTCAAGTAAATCTCCAAGATCTAGCCAGTGTAAAAGATCAAACTGATGCAGTAGGACTAACTAATTTTGTAAACAACCTACCTGGGGGAAGAGCCCTTCGTAAAAAAATACAGCAACAAATGGCCGAAGAATCCTCTAAATTAAAAGAAAACTTGTCCGGAACGGACCCTTTAGGTAGATTCACATCAAGTATTTAAATTAATCAGCAAACTCGTAAAAATAATATTTATAAGATATGACACAGTCAGAAGCATTAAGAAAACTAATCCGTGAAGAACTCAGAGCAGTTCTAAAGGAAGAACTCCCTAAACTATTGAAGGAGAATGCTAAACCTGTAATGGTGGATCCAAAGAAAAGCCTTCAAGAACAAGTTAAAAGTAAGATCCCTGGTACATTGAATACTGAGGCAACTAGGCCTCAAATTCAGTTCTCTAAGGCAAATCCTATGGCTGCCTTCTTGAATGATACTGCCAAAAGCATGTTGAATGAGGACTTTTCAATGACTTCTAATGATGTTCACCCTTCTATGGCCTTCCAACCAAAAGAAGTTAAAGTAGGTTCTGTTGAAGGAATGTTAGGATCTGCTAGGCCAAGTTCAAACATTGATGCAGTACAAATTAATGAGGTTCCGGACTTCTCAGCCCTAATGGGAAAACTTAAAGCACAAGGACAAATATAATGGCATACGGATTAAAGAAAATAGCGGTAGTAGACTTAAGGCCTTCAACAGGAGTTGGAGTCACTATTCCTTTTTCTGCACCAAACGTATTTACAACCGTATATACCACTAAAGATCAAACTAAATATAATCTGATCAACTTCTTGTTAACTGACCCTAGAGAAAGGCCATTCAATCCTACTTTTGGAGCAGGTCTTAGAGCAAGATTATTTGAGCAAATAGGTGTTGATACTTTTGAAGATATACAACAATCTTTAAAAACACAAATAGAAAATAACTTCCCAAATGTTCAAATTACAAATTTAAGAGTAACTGGTCAACCGGATTACAATTCAATAAACATAAGATTTAGTTATAGACTATTAAGATCAAATGAAAATGATTCAGTTACATTGACCATTCAAAATATGTAAAAATGCCAGATCAAATAGATGTTAAATATTTGAATAAAGATTTTAGTACCTTCAAACAAGAATTGATTGAGTATGCTAAGTCTTATTACCCTACAGTATATAATGACTTTACACAGGCTTCACCTGGTACTATGTTTATTGAAATGGCTTCTTATGTAGGAGATGTACTTTCATTTTATCTTGATAATCAACTTCAAGAAACTTTTTTACAATATGCTAAACAAAAAAATAATTTATATACTATAGCTTATATGCTAGGTTATAGACCAAAAGTTACCTCTGCAGCAGTAGTTGAATTAAATGTATATCAACAAATTCCTGCATTAAATACAGGAGTTTCTGTAATTCCAGACTTTTATTACGCGATGACTATTGAACAAGGAATGCAAGTGAAATCTAATATAAATAGTTCTGTTTTATTTTATGTACCTCAAAAAGTAGATTTTACAACGTCCTCTTCTTTAGACCCTACAGAAATTGAGGTTTACACAGTAGACGGCTCAAATGTACCAACTAGTTATCTATTAAAAAAGACAGTACAAGCCATATCAGGACAAGTTAAAACACAGTCCTTTACTTTTGGAGCCGCACAAAGATTTAGTACCGTAAATATACAAGATAATTCTATCATAACTATCCTTGATGCTAAAGATTCAAATGGTGATACTTGGTATGAAGTACCTTATTTAGCTCAAGACTATATTTTAAAACCTGTAGAAAATACAGCAGCTAATTACCCTAGTTTATATCAATATCAGAATCAAGTTCCATATATGATTCAAAAGCTACAAGTTCCAAGAAGATTTGTATCTAGATTTAAAAATGATGGAACTCTAGAAATAGAATTTGGTTCTGGTATAAATTCTGTAGCTGATACAGCTGTAATTCCTAATCCTAATAGTGTTAGTGTTGGTTTAACAGGAGGAGGTCTTAGTACTTTATCTAGCTCATTTGATCCAACAAATTTTGTAACTACACAAACTTATGGATTAGCTCCAAAGAATACAACAATTACATTTCAATATTTAGTAGGCGGCGGTGCTTCGTCAAATGTACTTACAGGTCAATTAACACAGATAACTTCTTATACTGTTACAGGAAATACAGGATTTCAAAATACAATAGCTGTAAACAATCCTGATCCAGCAAAAGGTGGAGGTGATGGTGATACAGTTGAAGAATTAAGATTAAATATTGCTGCAGAATTTCCTACACAACTTAGAGCTGTTACTCAAGAAGATTATTTAGCTAGAACACTTAGTATGCCTAGCAGATTTGGTAAAGTGTCTAAAGCTTATGTTACTAAAGACGATGCAACATTTAGACCTTATATGCAAGCAGATATTAGTCAATATGATCCTTTATTAGTGAGTCTTTATGTTTTGGGGTTAGACGCAAATAGTAATTTATCTGATCCATCACCAGCTCTACTTCAAAATATACAAACATATTTGAAAGACTATAGAATGCTAACTGATTCTGTAGCCATTAAACCTGCATATATTATAAACATAGGTTGTAATTTTGATGTAGTTATTAGACCAAATTATACTAGCCAAGATGTTATTGCTAGATGCATTTTAGCACTACAAGACTTTTTTGCTATAGATAACTGGCAAATAAATGAACCTATTATTTTAGGAGATATATATACCACATTAGATAGTGTAGAAGGAGTACAATTAGTTAAAACTGTAAATATAGTTAATAAAACAGGAGAAGCAAACGGATATTCAAGATATTCTTATGATATCTCAGCAGGTACTTTAAACGGAGTAATATATCCTTCTTTAGATCCTTCTATATTTGAGGTTAAGTTCCCTAATACAGATATACAAGGTCGTGTAGTAACAATGTAAAAAAAACAAAAATGGCAGTATATAAAATATTTCCTACAGCAGATGCTTCAATATACTCAAAGAAGCCAGCAGCAAATGCAGGCCTTGATGAAATATTAGAAGTTGCTGTAAAAAATTCACCTAATCCTACAAATTATTTTGTAGATCCAGTTCCT